CAGGTTTGGGAGGTGCTGATCCTTTAAATATAGGTGAAATAGCCAAAAGGGAGTCTTATTTGACTTCATTTAATTGGAATATCGGTACGACTCCAGAAACTATGTTGTGGAATTGTCGTATTGATCCTAGTGTTTGGGCTGAAGATTCATTGACGCCTACAGGATATCACTTTCCCGCTTGTGCTATGGCATCTATGCCATTTAAGTACTGGACTGGGAAAATGAAATTTAGGTTTCAAATTGTATCATCAGCTTTTCATAAAGGCAGAATTAAGGTCGTTTATGATCCTAATTTCTTAATTGCCGCAGATGAATACAATGTCAATTATTTAGAAGTTATTGACATTGCAGACAAAAAGGATTTCACTATTGAAGTAGGTAATGGTCAGCCGACCACGTTATTGACACATACTGAACCTGGATTAGGTTCTGTTACGACTATGTATGGATCTACTACACTAATTTCCAAGGGACCAGGTAATGGTTTAATTGGAGTGTATGTAGTTAATGAGTTGACTACACCTAATTCAACAGTGAATAATGATATTGAAGTTAATGTTTACGTAAGTATGGGGGATGATTTTGAGGTATTTGTACCTACTGATAATTTCCAAAACTTCGTATTCAAACCACAAAGTGGTATGGAGCTTGCTCCTGATTGTGAGAACACACAGGAACCATCTGCACCCCAACAATCTACATCATCTGAAATTGGACCAGGATATACAAACCATGCATTAGTTAATAAAGTTTATACGGGTGAAGCTATTTCTAGTTTTAGAGCTTTGCTTAAACGTTACAATTTACATCAGAATTTAATATTTTCTGGTGGTTTTGGTAATTCAGTTCATTTTGGCAGAAGAAATATGTTTCCTTATTTAAGAGGACATGTAGCTGGTGCTGTCAATCAAACAAAATTTCCAACAAGTGCACCTGAGCCTTACAATTATTGTAACACCGTATTATTGCATTGGGTAACGTATGCTTTTTCTGGTTGGAGAGGATCAATCAGATGGAAACTTCTTTTGCGTGGATATAGAGAAGAAAATAGAGGACCA